ATCTTTAGTGATGGGTCATTGCGGTGGACTGGAGTGATCACATCGAAAGCGTGAGGAGTGAATCCGTTAGCTGTATTACTGGTTATCTTTAAAGTATGCAAAGTTAGAGGCAGTCCAGTAATTTCAACTGCATTATGGCTTCCAGATTGCCCATTATAAACTCCAGTCGCAGCAGTAAAACTACCACTGCCTCCACCAAGAATGTTTACCGTATATGCAGAAAAATCACTTGACCCATCTAATTCAAAAGTAGAATTGTTACTGGCTGAGTTACTTTCCCTTAGAATTATACCACTACCAAAAAAGCTTATTTGAATAGAATCACCAATGGTGTTGGTTTGAGGTAAAAATCCAGTAGTAAAACCTGCATCAAGACTTAAAGACCATCCAGATCCCCCATACACCGCTTCTCTAGTATTAGCTTTTTGTAGAACTCCAGTGGCTATTTCAAATGGGTCTTGATTACCTGATTGACTTACAAAATCAGCCATTAAATTATAATCTTCTAATTCAACTGCTGTAGCAGGTAAAGTAGGTCTTTTTGGTTCGTAGATTAATATATCTTGAAAACCTCCTGTATTTAACGCTGCGTTATTGAGTATTTTAACGGTATGGGTTCCGTAGGGAAGTCCCGATACAATTGGTTGAGTTCCATTTCTAGTATAAGTACCTTCTACATTACCATCTACAATCACATCAATATCAGGAAAATTAGTAGGCGAACCAGTACTACCAGAAAATAAATCTATACCAGTACCTACAAAAGTTATAGTTATAAAAGAACCTGAACCTCTTAATTGTATATCATCAACTCCATTAATCCTTACATTATTAGCTACTAGAGTTGTAGTTCCGTCATCTAATGTAAAAGCTAGATCTTTATCGGTAAAATCTATCGCTGAAAAATCATCAGCTCTATTAGCTCCAAATTCACGAAAGTTAATTCTTCTAACAAGTTCTTCATCACTATGATCCGCACTTCCTAAGTAACTAGGAGAAGCAGGTACTTCAGTAAAAGCTTGTTTAAGTGTCGCATCGTCAACATCAAAATAATTAATAACACGAGCACCTTTAGTTCCTGTTAACGCAGCAGGCTTATAGGGTAAGCTAGAAGCAGAAGCTAATTCAGCTTTAGCAAGTCCAGCATATCCTGTACCTGGAAGTACATCGGATTGAGCTGCTTCGTTTAGGATTTCAAAACCGTAGAATCTAAAACTGTTAGCGTTACCGCTATTCATAGCAAGTTTAACAGTATGCCACCCTAAAGACAGTCCAGAAATAGCATTAAATACACTATTTTGTTTATAATTTCTACCTGCTAATACAAATGAGCCAGTAAACATATCGACAGTTTGATTAAATACACCGTCTACACTCACATCAAAAGCAGCTTGCGCTCCTGGCTGTCTACCAAGCCAATTAATACCTGTACCATAAAAAGTTATCTCTACAAAAGTATTAGGATCAGATCTTTCAGGAGAATCTGCAATAACAAAAGTACCGTCGGACGTAGATTGTACGTCCCAATTCCCAACAACTCTGATTCTGGAGTCTTTTGAGTCGATTTCTTGTGTAATTTGCCCATTAGGTCCAAATTCATTTTGTAGCAAGGACAATGAGTTTACCATTATCCTATCAACAGGCATTAAACTCTTAAGAGTCTGTGATTCGTCTAGAACCTGAGCCCTATTTTGGATCTCTGTATTTGGAGCGTCAATGTACGCAGGCTCTACCATATTATTGAAGCTAGATTTGATGGACCCATCTTCAGCAGAACCGAATGGAGTAAAGGGTTCACTTGGTTGTACGAAACCTAAAAGCCCACCTTCCATTTTAATTTCAGTGTTATTAGATCCATCGTGCATTTTTACCGAGCCTGGTCCTAAATGGATATCTCTCCATCTATTTCCAGCAGATCCTAAATCATATACGTTGTCTTCAGCAGGTATAAGACTAGTGTTAAGTGCATCTAGTTCAGCAACACGATATTGTGCTTTATGAACTCTAATAGGAGTTTCGGCTGGTAATGGTTGAGGGTTTCCACCTACAATCTCATAAATATCTACATACTTACCAGCAGCAGCGTCTTCTTCGTAAACTACGTTTCCGTCAGTATCGTTTTCGCCTACAATAAGTCTTTCAATGTCCTGACCGTTAACTTCAACATCAAGATCACCACGAGGAGCACCTGCGTCACCACCTGGGTTGTAAGAAAGAGTACCGTCTAAAGTTAAACGAGTTTTATTTGAAACAGTTGAAATAGTACAATTTACTGTACCAGTATTGTCGGCAAAACCACGAGCAGATATTAATGTTTTCTCTGCAAGTCCTAAGCCCTCAAATGTATTTTCAATATTTACAAGCTCAAAACAGTCATCAACTACAGCAGCAGCATCGTTAACTTGAGCATTAGCGTTTGGATTTAATGTGATTTGAGTTGAATCACCAGCATTATTGACTTCCATGTATTCGTGAGCAATACTTATATCACTATTAGCAGGAACTTGAAAACTATCAACCTTCTTCATTAACACACCATTTCTGTAGAAACTATGTGCATTTGAGTTAAAACTAAATGTTTCGTTAAATGTTATGGTATATCCAGTTTGACCCTCTACTTTATCTCTGATGACAGATATAGTACCACCACCGCCAGCTCCACCGCCTCCGGTGAACTGAACAATCTCATCATCAGTAATGTTTTCAATTGTTCCGGCATTGTTAAAAAGAGTAATATAACCAATAGTAAGAGCTTGTCCTGAAGGCTCTGGAAATTCTGCATCGTCTTTTACTGCGTTAGAAGCAGCACCAGGAATAATTACGATTTCTGCGTCTTCATTGATCTCAATTAAAACTCTTAAATATTCATTGTTTGTGATTGTAATAGCAACATTTTGCCCAGCACTTGGAACAGCATCGTTACCAGAAACAGATGGAAAAGTAATTGTACCACCAGCAAAATCAAAAATAACATTATTGATTGGCTGGTTAGTTCTTTTTCTTAAAGTTTCTGGGTTAGTTATGATATTTGAACTAATATTAAGAATAAGATCAGAAGGATTACTTGCACGAAGGGCAAAAGGAGGTGTAACCTCTAAATCTATAGCAGGCAATATTTGCTTTAATGTTTTGTTTGAATCTACACCAGTCAACTGCTCTAGAGCTGACCTATGTTCTGATTGTCTGGAGTCAAATCTTTTAATTGTCATATCTTATCCTAAATAATAAGATGACACAGCTATACTGATCTTTTTTGAAGGTCGGAATAGCGAGTGTGTCACATTCATTCCTTTATATTTAATTTTTAAATTATAAGTCTCTTACTTTCCTAAAGTTTATTAAATCCCCTACTTCTAAGTCAAAAGTAAAGGTAATTTGAGTTCTAGTTCCACTTCCAACGTATGCATAATCCATACCGTCTTCCATTTTTTGACCATTTAGGTGAATCTCTAACTCAACACCTTGATAAGTTCCACTATTTGGTAGTGTTACAGGGTTTCCAGCAGTAATAGGATTTATCTCATCAGCTCCAGGAGTCCCACTTACAACCGTAAGCTCCTCATCATATATATCTATATCAGCAGCTAAATCAACTCCCCTAAGAACACCATTTATAGTTTGAACATATCTTGTCATATTTATATAATACCATATAGTTAAATTATACTTACTACCTGTACAGCCTGAACTAGAATCTTGTTAGTTTCAAGAACCATACCTACTCTTACAACAGCCTCATCGTTATTTGAAGGAGCTGTCACAGAGAAAGTACCGTCAGCCGTTAAGAAAACAGGCAATCCAATATCCCCAGCACCAAAAGGTGTATCAGCAGATCCAAGCTCAACTTCTCCAAGCATAGTTACATCCACTGGATCACCAGCAGTTAGAGCTGAACCGCCTACTTTAGCAATTCCAATAACATAGAAATCATCACTTGAAGAAGCGTCAATTTCAGCTTTGAAAATTCTTCCAGCAGTCTCACCTGATTTGGCAAGCCTAACTAAATGAAGTTTATCGGCTGCCATAGCCTCACCAGCGTCAAAAGATCTCTTAATAACAGCATGTTTATGTAATGAGTCAGCATTTGAGGCATCTGTCAAAGTCTCAGCTTCAGAAGCAGAAATATCTGTAGAAGCAAAGAATGTAACTGCTTCAGCAAGCTCAGCAGCATCAGCAAGTTTAGAAGTCTCAATTGCAGCACCAGCAGCTACTTTAGCATTATCCACAGCACCAGCGGCAAGTCTAGCATTATCGATACCTAGATCTTTAACGTCAAGTCCAGCAGTAACTCTCTCAAGAGCACCTGAAGGATCTACTAGAACTCTTAAGCTACCACCAGAAAACTCTAATCCTGGATCAGAAGCTAACGAAATACTAACAGCACCTGAAGAAATTGCAATACCGTTGGCAGCAGTAGCATCAGCAAGCCTAATATCAAATCCTACCTTAGTAAGACCTGTTGAAGCAGTTGTTGATTCAAAATATTTTTGGTCCCAAGAAGAACCGCCCCATTGACGTAATGAAGAAGACTCATCGTCAACAGAGATAAACATACCAGTTGTAGGTGTAGTGGCAATCCAGCTAGAACCGTCAAATTCAACGATATCACCAGCAGAAGCACCATCCCAATTTGCATTAGGAGCACCACCGTCATGTGCTAAAACATACACATCACCACTTACTTCAGTAGGTGGAGCTAGTGTGTTGTCTGTAATATAATCAATGGCACTTTGTCCGTACCACTCAAAATTATTAATGATTGATCTGGTGTTTTCAGCATAATCAGCTAATTCTTGAAGATTTGCCTTGGCAGATCCAGACGCTGATAACACGTTACCAGTGTAAGACCCCATATCTGCGCCAGAACTTCCTAGTGCAGACTGTAAGTTACCGATATCAGTAGAATTTGTTGCAATATCGCCAAGATCAACATCGGTGTCTGGCATTGTGATGGTTCTTACTGTACCTGTAGTAATTCCAGCAGCTTGGAAAGCTATTTTCTTAGTATCATCACCATCATCAGAGATACGGAATGTACTATCATCAAAATCAGGAGATCCAGCAGTAGCTAAAGCGGTATCAATTGATGTTAACCATGCTTCAACATTTGCAGCGGCTGGAGAGTGATTGGCTGCTGTAGCCTTTACACCGATCAACTCCGCACCAGAAGTACCAGCAGCACTACCTAGTTCTGTTTCCGTATAATATCTATTGTCGAATGTCCCATCAACCGCAGCGGCAGATTGAACTAATAGAAGTTTATCTAAAATTGCTTTAGTAAGTTCAGTTGAGGTAGATCCACCATCTGTGGTGAGTTTTAAGGTGTTTGTAACCAGTGAGTTTTGCGTGAGATCAATCCCTCTGATCGCACCACCAGCATACTGCCTTAATCTAGTAATATCAGCCACTTATTTCTCCTTATAAGATCTTCTTTATATTTTATAGATTGCTATTGTTTTTGTTTTTTAAAGAGAGCCAATTATTTGGATGTCTATAATGATATCTTTATTTGAAGGGTTTTCTTCATTTTGAACTATAATACCTAATCTAACCACAAAATCACCCACAACAAAGCCATTAACACCTATTTCTGGGGTTATATTTGTAAGATTAGAGGATTTGTCTAAAAAAATAACATCACCTGTATTAAATGAGGTGGTTATATTTTTAATTCTACCTTTTGAGATAACACTTACACTATCACCATTTGCAACATTTGATTCTAAAGCTCCAAATATAGAATATACCTGATCTCTGTCAGTAACATCTATCATGCCGATAGATCCATTTCCAAGCACCCTTACAACAGTAAGTTGACTCAGTAAACCACCAGTACTATTAACAAAGCTTCCTGCTACCTTAGAGGTAGGTGTGTTAAAAATGCCTTTTTCTAAATTTGATGGGTCGTAAGACATTCGATCTCCTATATTAAGTGCCAAACAGATCCGTCAGATACCAACTTTCTGGATTGATATTGGGTTGTAAGATCTATAGATGAAGCACCATCAATTGTCTGAGCACCAAAAGCATCAATAGTGACAATATTTGCTGAAGCGTCAATTTTCTTTATGTCTAATTCTTTACCTGTAACAGTTGAAGCATCTGGTAGACTCAATATGATACCACCACCATTTGCATTACCTAAAACAATATCATCTCCTGCTAATATATTGTCTGTCATAGCCACAGTTCTCAAAGATCTGGTAGCAGCAGAAGAAGGAGCACTGATAGTAATTTCATTTGCTGTTTGATTTAAAACAACATTAGTTCCAGCTACAATGGTTTTGAATTGTAAATCCAATCCAGACTTACCAGCAAATATGACCTCACCAGCACCAAGATTGACACCATCGTTAGCTTCACCTACAGAACCTCCTCCGCCAATGTATCCACCAGCAGTATCGATTCTAACGGTAATTATATCGCCAAGCTCTAAATCAATTAGAGTTTCAAATACGTTTGATCCACTTCCAGCAATACCTACTTCAGCCCAGTCAGTACCTAAACTTAAAAGCTGACCGTTGAGGTAAACTTCTAAAGCACCTTCACCTACAATATATAACTGAGTAGAATCAGAATCCCTAGAATCTAAAGGCATTGTAATATTAGATCCAGCAGCTACAGGACCATTGATTTCATTATCACCTGAAGGAACGCCAGCAATTACCTCGATATCTTCTTCATAGGCGTTGTCATTTAAGATATCACTAATCTCACCTAAAGTAAGATTATCGCCTTCTACAAGTTTAGTATCGTCCCAAAGCCATACGGTATCACTAGAATCTCTTACAGCAAGAACAAATACGTTTTCACCTAGAGGTACAGCGTCAGTATTGGCTACCGTAACACCTGAAAGGTCAGGTATTGAAAAGTTGGCATTTCTATCTATTAAAAAATATGCAGTTTGATTGGCTGCTAATGTAAGTGTACCGCCTAGACCAACATCTCCATCTACATTAGAGCTTGGAATAATTATATTTAAGTTAGGAGTACCACTTGATTTAGAAAATGTAATTTCTTGGTCTGATCCATTAGTTGTTTTAGTAACAACTTCATAATCGGGTCCAAAAGTTATTGTTTTATCTTGAGCCTTATTAGCTACCATTGAAGTTAGCTTAGAAGACCTAACGGTTAAGTTTTCACCGTCTACTGTATTGTAATTTTCTGTACCTGTAAGAGCATCTGTGGCTAATACATTATAAAGAGGGTCAGAGTCAGAATCGTTTGAAGACCCGATATAAGCAAGTAATGCAGCAGGAACCTGGTCAGAAATCTGAAGCTGTTCACCTACTTCTAATTCAGCATTTAAAAATCTAAGATAAACTCTAGCCTGTCCAGCAGAGTCTGCTCTCATAAATAGCCAATAAGTATCCGCATCAAAAGGAACATCTTCAATATCAGCTACTTTAATATGTCTATCTGTAGAAGGAGCAGCATCGGTTCTGTAATTACCCCATGCTATTTTAGCATCTGTACCATTAATACCTGTAGAAGCACCGCCAAAGTTTTGAGTAAGAGTTACTTGACTTGTAGAGTCAACTGATAAAATTTGATAATAAGATCCATCACCTTCAGAAGCTACTTTAACATAGTCTCCGGCTTCAAGATCTGTAGTCCAAGGAATGGCTCCGACAGAAGTTACTTCATCAGCACCGTTTGTAAAAACTAGCTGAGGAATTACATCTACACCACGAATTAATTTTACATAAGCTACCTGGTTATCGTCCAGGTCAATATCTGTAGTGGCTGGGTTAGCCTCAATTTTATATTTAAGTCTGGTAGATACAACCGTGAGAAACATATTCTCATCCCAGTTGATCTGTCCTGGATTTCCACTGTTATGCTCAATATAGCCACGACCAGTGAAAATAGTGTGACCGAGGTCGTACTTTAAGCTAGTTAGAGAACCAGCGTTGTTTTCAGAGTACCAGTATGTAGTACCCTTAATTTGCTTGATCTCTGTTTTAAGAGCTTCATCGTTTTCTTTAAATGTACGAATCTGCTTGTCACCGCCTCTAAAGGGAGAAGAGGTAGAGCTTGATGACTGCCAAAAATTCTCTTGACGACCTTCTGTGTGATTGTCCCATGGATACTCATGGAAGGGATCTGGGGTAGAGCTTCCAGCAGTACCTAGTCTGAACAACATTGGTCTGCGGTCTTGTATATTCAATACGTTATTAGATGAATCTGTCTCCACAATAGCAATAGGAAGGACATTTGAAGTAAATAACGAGGATGAAATTACAATTTTATAGTCTAGCGTTTCGGCTAGTGGAAGTGTCTTTGTGATCTCTGACTTAGTAGTGGGATTCCAAAGGTAAGTTTGAGCTGTAGTAGTATCGTCAACTTCCCTGGTAAACTCTAAAGAAACATAGTTTAGAGCACCTGGTGTAAAAGCACCTTCAACTCTAGTATTAGTGGTAGCACTAAGCACTTGATTTGACTCGCCCACAGGTAACTCAAAGAAAGTACCTGATTCATCTGACGCACCGTGTAATATAGCAGAATCCTCAACAATAAGCTGAAGACCATTTGCAGAAGCTCCAATAGAGCCTGCCATTTCAATGTCAAAACCACGTATTACGTATGATTTGGACTCACCAAGAACAAAAGACGCAAACATCTCATCAAAGTCATTTCTGACCGCTGATTCTATAGATCTAAGATGTGGTACGTCTACACGCTGTTGATTAAGCCAATTTTGCGAACGCTTAACTGCCATATGTTGTTTCCTATATCTCTACCCTTATAATACCATGAAATTGTACAATTTTTTTGGGGTAATATGAGGTGGGCATTTATTTAAAGATTGCTATTGAGGACTTGTATTAAAGATTGCCTTTTAGAGTAGATTATGATAATATCGTATTATGGAGGTAAAAATGGACAAATTAGAAAAAGAAGCAAAGAAAAAAAGGTCAACTGACGTATATTCAAATACTTACGACAATGGTGGGTGGTCTAAGCGTGACGCACTGCCTACAGGAGATCCTATTGGGGATGTAGTGGAAGAAGAGAGTAAAGACAAGAAGCCTAAAGCCGACTTTGCCAAGTGGATTGAGGATACAAAGAAATACAACAGTACAATGAGAGGAAGATTAATAGTACCTCAAGGTAAGGATTTAAACATAAAAGCCGAAGATTTCTATGGATTTCCTGAAATAAAGAAATGTTGCGAAAAACCGCAAAAATATAAGAATATTATTAGTAACAACCTCAAATTTTGGGCGTGTAGAAACTGTGGAGCTGATTTAGGAGATGTCGAATGAAAGTCAAAGAACTTATAGAGAAGCTTCAACAATTTCCAGAAGATATGGAGGTTTTTACATATGGTGTGGCATGTACTGGTAATAGATTCAAATATTTAGCATATGAAGCAAATCCTCAAGAAGAAAGATTTGTAAAACTAGAAAAAGACATACTTATAGCTCAAAGACCTTGTGAGGAGACTAGAGGGGCAAAAAAATGTCTCGTGATTTGACCGATGAGGAAAAATTATTAAAAGAATTTGAAGAGATGTTAGGCTCTGTCAATGACGCTCATATTGATGAAGAAGATGATGAGGATGATTTTGGATTTTATTTTCCACCACATTTTGTTAATTACCCAACAGACAAAGATTTAGAATATCCCAGCAAAAAGAAAGAAGAAAAGAAAGAAAAAGATGAGCCACCTCCAATACCTAAAGAGGCTACTTGTAAGCACAAGAACAAGAAAAAGGTTATTATAAGTGCTACTATGAAATTTTGGATTTGCAAGGACTGTAAGACTGATTTAGGAGATGCTTAATGGATTTTAGAAACCCTATAGAGGAACAAGATGGATGGAAACTTTTGGAAGAAATTACTATTAATGATAGGACACTTATCGCTTGGTACAATCCTAATGATTCTATTATTAGTCTCATTATTACGCACCTGTGCGAACAACCTAACGAACTAAGTAAAAGAAGCCCTTATACAACTTGGGGATACGTAACACATATGGAAACCAACATGTACACATGTGCTGAGGCTGCTGAGGTTGTTTCCTTATACTTACAAGATATAGAAAAAGAAAATGCGTGGTGGGAAAATGCTTAAACAACATTTATTTGTAAATATTATGATGATATTGCAGGTAGGAGCTATTTTTAGTTATTTTTACAATAAAAACTGGGGCTTAGCAGTGTATTGGATGGCTTGCTTAGCGATTAATTTTGTAGTAACATATGTACTAGGGAGATAGTTATGCTAGAACTTATTTTACTACTAATAACACCATTTGTCTTATTTGCATTGTTTTTTGGAATACCAATGACTTATGGTGACAAAATAAGTAGAAACATGCTTGAAGACTATAATCCAAACGATATTAATTCATATCAAGAGCATTATACGGAATAATACCTTTGAAGTTAAAATTCAATTTAACAATTCCCTTTGCACTGATCTGAACATTTTCGTTGGTTACTTTGCATTGTGGAATAAATATAAGTTTAGTATCTGACTGTCTATCTCTGATTTCAATTGAAACATATGGAGCTATTAATCTTTGGTTAATTTTAGTTGTAGCGTCCTTACCCTGTAGTCCACCGGATAATTTTAATCTCAATCCTGAAATAGATCCTTGAACTGATATTCTATCTGTAGATATTTCTTGAGCAAATGGAGAATCGATACCATATGTCTCGGACTCACCATAATCAATGGTGTAAGATATCTGCTGTACCTCTGGGTAAAGCTTTCCTCCTATGAACAATTTACAATTGGCTCCTGCCAATACTACTGATTGAGACATTTAAACTCCTAAACTGGATCTTCACCCCAGACGTAAAATTTATCTGAGAATTCTGTACCCCATTTAGCTAACCCTATGTCGTTCGGG